GTGCTTACTAACCATTATTCGGTTACTGTGTAAGTGACCGTGAATGTTAGCAGCGAACCTGCCCTTAGAATCAGGGTGTACAGGAACATGGCTCAGGATCATGTTGTTCATCACATGATAGCCGCGGATATCTCTAAAGTGCTTTGTGTAATCCTCTAACTTAAAGATATCATGGTTACCCTTGATCAGAACTTTATCTCCGTTAAGTCTACTTAAAGTACTCAATGCTTTACGATTAATAACAACGTCACCAAGGTGATAAACCTTATCGTTTGGCTTCACTGTTTCGTTCCACATCTTTACCATAGCTTCGTCCATTTCTTCGGGAGTATCCCAAGGACGAAGTTTACTACCATCTGCACGCAAGAATCGGCACACACCAGCGTGTCCGAAGTGCGTATCGCTTACTAAGAATACACTTGGCATGTTGCTCTCCTTTACTAGTTATACAACAGGATCATTTTGCTTTTTCCAAATAAAAGTGGCCTAAGGCCGTGAATGCTGAATTGATCCTAAAATTGGTGGAAGCGGTGAGATTCGAACTCACGGACCCTTTTCAGGATCGTCGGTTTTCAAGACCGGTGCAATAAACCAAACTCTGCCACACTTCCAAACTGGCGCGCCTTGAAGAATTCGAATCTCCAACCTCTTGGTTCGTAGCCAAGTACTCTATCCAGTTGAGCTAAAGGCGCATTATTCATGGTGGACCGACGGGGGATCGAACCCCGACTAAAGGCTTGCAAAGCCCCTGTGCTCCCATTATCACTATCAGCCCGTAACATATTGGTACGCACTACAAAAGCAATGCGCACTAATATGGCAGGGGGTACAAGAGTCGAACTTGTACTACTTGAGTCAAAGTCAAGTGTGCTACCGCTACACCAACCCCCAACAAAGTCCAGATTTTTAAAGATCGTTTGGTGTTTCCACCAGAATTGCAATTGTATACCAACTGCGAATTATTGTACACAGTAGTTGACTAATCTTGTCAACTATTTTTCTTACTCCACAAAACACAAAAGCCCCGTCATTTCTGATCGGGGCTTTGTGAGTGTGCTAATGCTTTTACACTTACCCCGTGCGGTGACCCCACTCAATTCTTGATGTTGGGCGACCACATACCTGACTATTAAAGTCATACGCTAATTTTGCAGCGGATATGAGGTGAAGTGTTTGCATTCTTTTTCCTATGTTGTAAATTTATTTATACACACTCTACAGTCAGTATGTTACTTTTTGTAGTTTATTTTGCGAATTAATTTTTCGTCCATCCAGTAGGATGAGTTCTCTTCTTTATCTTTTTGTAAAGCAATCATCATTGCTTTGAAATCTTCCATAGTAATCTCACGACCATCGAGGATAGTCTCACCGAGGTAACGCTGAGTAACTTCTTCAAAAAAATCTTCATCAGCTTTAGAATCTCGCATTACTACTTCATCAAAGGCGTGCTCAAGTTCCTTAGCCTCGATCACATACTTATGACGAAACTGAACTAATGTATCAATAACATATAGAGGCATGATTAAAATCCTTTTTCACGTAAAATTTGTACATCTTCGCTTGGTACTACAAAGCACCGAGCTCTAATAAGTTTTGCTAAAGTTACCGGATCGTCTTGAGAAGTAAACTCAATGCAACCATGTTTAAGTAACTCTGCTCCAAGTTCTTGAGCCATTTCAAGTTTCAGATTAATTGCAAAGTGAGGATCGCCTTGAATCATTTGAAGTGAGTTAACATGCTTTGTCAGTGCAACCATCTCTCCACGAATGTAGTAATTATTTACACCAGAAACATTATCCACTACAGTCTGTGTTCCAATCTTTTTTGCAGGTGTATTGAACGGATCAGCACTAGTTATAGCATCTATCCTATTTTGAATCTGGCGTTTTCTCCATAAGCTCATTTGATTTCCTTTGTAGAATCTGCTACGTCTTTGTCATTTCGTACTTCAATAAAGATAGGAAGGAAAAGCGATTCCTCACCTTGCTTATTCTTAATACGAGCATTATACTTTACTGCTACTATTTTACCCACAATCGAGTTGTTTGTAAAATCTAAACGCTGTGCATCTTTAAAACCAGAACCTACATCGACCTTAATAACACCATCAGACGATTCACAAAGGATAGCACCAAGCAAACCTTCGTACTTTCCTGTACCCATTTGATAGCCTACTACCTTAAGGTCACATTCAAGTTCGCCCTTCATCTTAATCTGATGCTTAGCACGCTTGTCTTCCCATACACCTGAGCCATCCTTGAGGATGATACCCTCGTATCCGAGTGAAAGGTATTCTTCAAAGATAGCCGTAGCTTCTTCCTGAGTCTGAACGATCTTAGACGATACTGTCCAGATCTTCTTATTCTTCGAAGACTGATTAAACACCAACGATTCAAGCGAAGCAAATCGACTTGAGTAAGGTGTAGGACAAACGCCACTAGTGAAGTAAGCATAGGGAATAACATCCCACACAGTTGCATGCACCAGTGCAGCTTCTTTCTCTGAGATCGTACCTTTGTTAGCTTTGTTTAGAATACCATTGCCAGTTTGACGATCAGCAAATTGATAATCGCCTTCAAACATTACGAGTAGTTCACCATCAAATACGCAGTCAACGTCACCTGCTAATTCAGCAAATTCTTTTTCAAGATTTCCAAGCAAGTGGATTTCCTTACCATTACGAGAACGGAACTCAACTTTACCTTCACGAACGATAGCGTTGAATCGCATACCATCCATCTTCATCTGAGCATAGGCGGGGAACTTAATCTTATCGACAAGCTTTTGTTCAAATGGAGAACACAGCATGCAAGGATACTCATGAATGAGTCCTGGCCAAACGTCGTTCACAGTTGATACGCTTACACCACACTTTAGATCTTTACCAATGATGCGTTCAATCACCTTAGCATCGTCTTCTGTCAATGAAGAAAGAAGTTTCGTAAGGTAGTCAATTGCAGCATTACCAGTCACTTTGCGTGAAGACAACATGTACAAACTATCAAGTACAGACGACAACGAATCAGCTTGGTTAGACGCTGCAGGTTTATACTTGGGAATCTTGCGTTGATAGAATTGCGTAAAGGGATCTAAAGCAAGCATGATAACTTGTCTTAGAACCTCATTATCGACTTGCTCACGTAGCTTTTCAATTTTGAAGTTACGCGAGTTATCGCTCGCAAGGAGCTCAAAGAATTCATTTAGGTTCATAGCAAATCTCCACAGTATAGTGGAATTATAACAGGTTTACGAATTATTGTACAGGGCTTTCGACATATGCTTCGTACCAATCTTGTACATCTTGATCTACTTCAATTCCACTTTCAACTGCAGCATCATACATTTCTTGTAGAGTTTCAAAATTATCTAATAGCGCAACAACCTCAAGACGAGACGATGCTTCAAGAACTTTCACTCCCTTGAAGTACACCGATATAGTTTCGGTGCGATCTTCTCGATTAAAGATTGGCTCAATCACTACGTCGTTCCTTACGACACGTCTTACAACTTTTCTTACTAATTCTTTATCCATAGTCCTATTTCCTCATGATGCTTTCTATTACGTATTGCGCCTCAACTAATCCGAACTGTTCAAACAGCAAATCGTCTAGTGCATCTTCAGCTTTATCGAGCAACCACACGACATAGTCTATTTCTTTATCCGACAGACTGTCCACCCATCTGGTGAAGTCATGCGGGCTCTTGGATAAAATATCCTTAAGAGGCTGTTCGTGTTGAGGCTCCATCTTTTTTTGCTTTCTTCTCCGGAGGCGGGTTAGGCACAAACCCATTTTCATACGCAAACTTATGCGTAATCTTTTTATAAACCTTGCTCAGATCTTGATCCTTTACTGCAAGTAAGACATTAGCTTCATCGGGATGAACTGACTCAAGCAACTGAATAAACAACTGTTCACGTCTTACTTTACTTATGTCTTTTCTTACAAAGACGTAAAGTTTCTTGATCTCGCTTAAGAGATTCGTAGGATTCATTCCAATTGGAGCTGCATCAGGTTTGAAAGGTGGATCTCCATCAGGGAGAAGCATCTTTCCTTCAGGCCTATATGCAAATCCAAATAGAATCTTCAAGGCCGCGCTGTCTTTATACTTAGCAACGTTCTTTGGATCCTCATTGATTTCCTTAAGCATTTCGCTTATATATTTAGTCATGTCAAAAATCCTCTATATTGTTTAGCAACTCACGGCATTTGTTCTTGATCAGATAGTTCAT